CCGCTTGCCGCCGCCATCAGTCCCGTCCGTGGTAATTAGGCCAGTGCTGATCCACACACTATCGTCAGACGATGAAACGCTCACGGTGCGGTATTGGTCCGCCGTTTCATCGGGGTTTCCAGTCGCCATGTCCACATCTTGGAACGACACCTTCATGGTGTCGCCCGTGGTAACTACACCCGTGCGGAACCGAACCTTCCCAAGCGTGCCGGTCTTGGGCACACGGAACACAGCGGCCAGCTTCTCGCCGGATGCGTCGAGCAGTTGGTTCGCGTTGTTGATTGGAAAGTTCTCTGGCTTCGGCATGAACATGCCGCCGCCCAATGATGTGAGTGCCATGGGTTCAGTCCGGTGCGATGAGGTCCAGGCGGATTGCGACGGGGTAGCCGGTCATTGCCAGCAGTTCGGGCTGCATCCCTTGGAGCAACTTGATGACCGTTTCGATGTCATTGGTGGCACCGTACTGGCGAACGAGGATGGCCCGGTCGGTCGGTGCCACGCTGCTGAATGAGCCGACAGTGTTGTTGTTCAGCGGAACGCCGGGAGTTGCCGGTACTGCTGGCGTGTCTCCGTCTGCCGGGATTTCGGGCGTGCCGGGGATTGGTGCGGGGCGGGGGATGAGGTAGAGAGAGGTGGTTGCCATGGGTGATCCTTGTTACTGACGACTCTTGAAACCTACACAACTAACCGTGAGCGTGGTGGCAGCAGCAGACCCGTCGAACGCAAGAGCCGTGTTTGCCGTGAACCGAAGCGGGACGGGGAAGGCATGGATACAGCCGCCATTCGCCGGAACCGGGAACGTCGCAAGCACCGAGCCCGCCGAACCGTCCCGAATGTCAACCGTGATGTTCGTTGATGAACTATTGGCGATGATGAGGCTGGTGAGGTAGATCCGCTGGCTGGCCGTCGCCGCGAACGCCCCCGTCATGGCCGTTGATGATCCGTCCGTGTTCGTCTTGACCTCGCTGATGATGTCCTCCAGCGAAGTGTGGGGACGCGAGAACATCACGCCGTCAAGCCCGGCGAATACGTCGGTACGGTCGCCCGCCGCGACCGGGGTAGCACCCAGCACACTGGCCGTAGCCTTCGCCCCGATCTTGTGGGGGTTGCCCGAGTCCACGCCGTCATGGGCCACGCCCGAGCCGGTGAGGGTGGTCAGCGTCGTCACCGTGCCGGATGACAGCACAACCGCACCCGTATTGCACGCCGTGATCTTGCTGTCAATGCTGCCCGTGTCCGCGTCTATCGTGGTAAGCGTGCCTTCGATGCCGTCGATGTGACCGATGATCGTGGACTGGTTGGCCGCTGTCGATGCACCCGTGGGCAGGCTCACCGTGCCCGATACGTTGGTGATGTTCCAGGTGCCGCTCTGCGTTGCCTGAACCGCGAACGTGCCCGCGTTGGTCACCACGCTCTGCGTCACGAACGTACCCGTACCAGCAACCGTCACAGTGCCAGTCACAGAATCAACGATGTGATGCGGCGTGTGGACGCTGGTGTTATCAGTTGTCTTGACAGTCTTGGTCGTCCCTGTCGCGTCCAGAATGTCTAGGTTGTTTGCCATAGGTCAGAATCCAATCGTGAGGTACTGCCCGCTGTTCACCGCGTCATTGAACTGCCATTCGCCCGGCGTGCCGCTTGGTCCTGCCTGCGTCCAGTTCGTGATGAGCCCATCAACAATAGTCACCGTATTCAGGACGTTGACCGTGCCGCCGCTGGTTGCCGCTGCGTAAAACGTGATTGTGTCCGTGAATGACCCGCCGCCGCCCGGCTCCGTGATGACACCCGGAACCTCGTTAGGCCAACCAATCACCCCCAGAGGCAGCGGAGGCACGTTAGACATTCGCCACCCCGCAGATGGTCAGCATCACCTCCACCGTGCCGCTGGTGGTTGTGAACTGCACGCGGACGAACCGCACCCCCTCCACGTTGATGGCTGGCTTCAGGCCCACCGTCGTGTACGAAATCGCCGCAGCCGGGAAGTCATACCAGTTGTGGTTGTCCAGCGATGCCTGGACCGTCAGCGTGCCAGCCAACGCCGCATCTACCGGGCAGTCCACCTGCACGACAATGGACGAGTACCCCGTAACGTCATAGGTCGCCCCGCTGTTGATCGCGGAATAGACCGTCGAAGGGTTGAACCCCTGCCCATCGGTGCCGGTCGGGTACAGAACATCCACCTTGATAGCCATTACTCAGCCCCTCCCGGTGTAGGCCCTGCCGGTGCGTCCGTGCCCGTGCCAGCAGCCGTAGACGCATTGGGCGGCTCCAGATCCCGCAGCAATCGCACTTCCTCCTGAATCATGTCCAGCAGTTTCGACTTGCCCGAGTTGTCAGGACACGCCCCAAAGTCCGGCATCTCCATCGAATGCCATTGCAGGATCGCCGCATCGGTCACGCCAACCACCATCGACCCAACCGCGAACGCCACCGTGTCAATCGAATCGGGCCAGCGACGAATGGGCCGCTGGTTCGTCACGCGGAACGGGCCATCTACCTGCGGGTCATGGCAGGCAATCGTGTACGTGATGCCGCTGGCAGGCCCCGGCGTGGTGCCTTGAACCGCAACGATGCGACCGAGGATGAGTCTTGGGCTTGCCATTAGATGATCAGGTTAGCTCCGGGCAGGTTCGTCCAGCCGGTTTCGTCAACGGGATAGAGTGCGTTGAGCTCGCAGTTTGGAATCGTTTCTGACGGGTCGCCAATCTGATAGGCCACGAAAACGGTGTAGGGGTTGCGGAAGATCGGGCCAGCGTCCGGGCTTTCTGGCACTTGACCATTTGTGACCTGCACGCAGTACCGAGCATTATCGGTTTCGAAGTCGGGGAACTTGTCCGTTCCTTCATCCAGCTCCCAGATGTACGCAATGTCGTAGGTGCCGTTGTCGTCAACCTGGTTGACCGTCGCCCCTTCGAAGTGGTACAACTTTCCGTCAGGCATCGCGTGCAAACGGTCCTTCTGCTTGGCGATGATGTCCAGATCCCGCACATTCTGCACCTTCACCCGCACGTTCAGCGGGCGGATGATGCGGGTTTCGTTGACGTACTTGTGACTGATCCGCCAAACCAGCCGCTCGTCGCCGTTCCCAAACTGGTCCTTGGCGATGACCTTGGTCTTGACTGCTACCGGAATGTCGATCTGTACCGTCCGTGATGCCCATCCCCAGTGATACCAGCGGGGATTATCCTTGTTCGGCGTGCGGGTCGAGCCGAACTGGCGGCTGTTGCTGTACCTGCAGACCACGTTGCAAACACCCGTGTCCTGCGGCTCAACCGTAATTGCGTCAAGGATCAGGCCCGGAAGTGTCGGATGCTGGCTGTTGATCGTCGGCACGCCGTCAGCGGCCAACGCGGCCTGCGGGCTGATCGTTTCCACCACGAACGTACGGGTAGCGGACCCCTTGTTGTTGAAGTCGATGGACTGGCTGTTGCCGGTCAACCCAAGTTCGTAGGCGGTCAATGCCATTAGTCGTCACCCCCGACAACGATGCGGTTCATGTTGGCCGTTGCAATGGTGGCCGTCGTGCGAAGGTTGCCAGCGAGCTGCACCATCGTTGCGGCCTGATCGGTGTTGAACGCACGGTTGGATTCTTCGCGGATTGCACGCAGCGAATCTACCCAAGCCTCTTGTGACCGCTTGGCCTGCTTCTGCATCTCGTCGCCAAGTTCCTGCATGGACTTGCGGAAGTCCTCAATCTGGCTGTCGCGTGCTTCTGATTCTTTGTCGAGCGACTTCTGTACAAGGTCGTCATATTCCTCGGATGCCTTCATCCGTGATTGCTGAAGTTCAAGGTACGCCTTGGATTCATCGTCGCGTTCCTTTCGGCGACGAGCGGCCTGCTCATTGTCTCGCAGGCTCTGGGACAACTTGTTCAGCCGCGTGATTTCTTCTTTGAGCTTCTCCGGGTTTGTGCCGGTGAAGAATCCTACCGCACGGTCAAGCGGGTTCGTTTCCTGTGCTGTGAGTTCGCCGGACAACTTGTTGATTTCGTCAGAAATCGACTTGATTGATTCAGCCTTCTTGGACAGGTCCAGACTCTCGGCGAACTTCTCAGCCTTCTCTGTGCCGGTTTCGAGTGCGGAAACGACCGACTCGCGGATAGCCCGTCCAAGTGCGTACATGCCTGTTGCGACACCGGCAACGATTGTGAACTTTCCGATGAGCCCTTGAACCTGCCCGACCGTATCTCCAAGGGTCTTGTTCAGTCCCTTCAAACCGCCTTGCAGCGGAGCCTCGGCACCTACGGCCTTCTCGCCAGCCTGCCCCATCTGATTCAGTGCTTCGGTCGATGCGGTCGCCGCTACCCCAACCTTCGCCACATCCGCAGCCGCCTGCGTCGATGCCGCACCAACCTTGCCCGTCGATCCTTCCGCTTCTACCTTGGCCTTCGCAGCGGCGACCGATGCCTCCAGTGGGGAGGTGTCGCCAGTTACCTGAATCTCTACAGACCCGTCTTTGCCGCGAGTCGCCATTGTGCCCCCTTACGCCACGGTAATAGCACCAGCCGCCCGGAGAGTACCAGACACCCGCACGACATCATCCATCTTCCACGCGAGGTTCAGCCGCGTCCAGAAGAACGGGCCGGTGTAGGTGCGACCAGATGCCACGGTCAGGACGCAGGTGTTATCCGCTGTTCCATCTCCGTTCAGATCCCAAGCCGGTTTGGTAATCACACCAGATGCCGCCGTCAGGCCGGGGAGAGCCGTGCCCGCCGTCTGCGTCAGGTCGCCCGAGCCCGTGAACGAGTACACCAACTGCGACTCGTCGCCAATGCGAACGGTCTGAGTGTAACGCGGGGCCGTGATGAAACCGGTCAGGGTTGGATCGGCTACGCCGTCCTCGCCAAGTTTGAACGTCACCGCCGATGCCGATGCCGCTGAACTTGGAAGTGTGGGCGGGGTGGCATTGTCCGCAAGGCACGTGTAGGACCCGCCCCATCGGCCAGTGCCCTTGGGACGGAACGCACGCCAGTTGCCAACGGCACCCGTCGTAGCGGTCGCGTCGAACTCTCCGAACTCGATGTTGATGTTGAACGCGGTTACGTGCTTGACGTATCCGGCTGCGAACGTGATGAGCGAGGTGATGCCAAGCGGGCTTGCGGCACGCGGGTAGATTCCGTTGAAGTCGATGGTGGCAGACCGCAGGCCGGCGTTCATCGTCATGAAGTTGACGGCGGAACCTGTCGGCGTGGTCGCGTCGTATTCGTTGCTCTCGATGTTCAAGGTGGCAACGTCCGCCGCAACGCGGAGCGATGTTCCCAGCAGGTACAGCAGGTCGCCACTTCCCGCCGTGCAAGTCAGGTTGCCAAGTTCAGATGTCAGCGGCCAGTCTGCCATAGGTCAACTCCTTACGGGTTCGCGGCGATTGCCGACACCCTGAATGTCATCTTCATCGTCGCCATTACCACGTTCTCGCTCACAATCGTTGCGTCATTGTCATCAACGATGCACGTACTCGCCACAGCCGAATAGGCGTTCGTCGGCAACACCAGCCGATGCCGGTTGAACCCGTAGGTTGGAACGCGGCCAGACACCAGAACCGCATTGCCGTGCAGGCGGTCGAGTGCTGGCAAGATCGATGTGCCGATGTACGCCGTCTGCGATGATTCATTCAAACGGTCGTAGAGGTTGAACGTTGCCGTGCAAAGGAACTCGTCGCCCGTTGTCGTGTTCTGCTGCTGCATCGCCACGCTGAAGACCAGGTAGGGCCCGGTGATCGGCGTAGGTGCCGCAAACACGGTATACGCCCCGCCCGTGATGAGATTCCACGCCCCACCGTTGTAGAGCCCACCCGCGCCAGTGTCCGCCTTCATGCGGTCGTAGATCGCCTGATAGATCGGTGCGAGGATCATGCTGCCCCCTTGCTCAGAACTTCCTTGACCGCCGCCTCGAAGGCATCGGTAGCCTTGACGTACAAGGCCGCGTTCTGTTCAGCGGGCCGCATGTACGGGCGTGCCGCGATGGTCACGGACTTTTTGAGGATGAACATCATCTGCGAGCCGATGAGCTTGGTGGCGTTCTTTGACTTGCGGGTCAGATGCTTGACGAGGAACAGTCGCCCGGTCTTGGTGCGGAGGATGTGCATCGGGGTTGCGGAGTTGCGAAGCCCGCCCGCTGTCCGCTTCTGGAGTCGCTTGGCTTCCGCGTTCAGAGGAACCGGCAGGAACCCGCCAGACTTCGCCCGGATCGTCCCGCCAAACTCCATCATCGCGGCGTACTTGGCTTTGGAAGTCGTGATGATGCTCTTGCCGTTCTTGGCTGGCGTAGCACGGATGCCGTTCCGCAGCATGCCCGTCTGCGTTCCCGGTGGCTGTCCCGGTGCGGAATGCGTTCCAACTGCGGTCTTCGTGAAACTGTCCTTGATGAACGCCTCATAGACCAACGCCGCACGGTACACGCCCGTATTGACAGCCCGCTCGAGTTTCGCTTTGAGCTTGGCCGTGTCAACGGTCATTGTCAC